AACTGCTGGAGCAGGTGTTTCCACTGCTGGTGCTGTTGGTTGTGCTACCGGTGTTGCTGTAGCCTGAGCCGGTGCTGAAGGTGTTTGTACCTTAGCAGGTGCGGCCTGGCCAATAGGTCTAAAAAAGTTACCGTACTTATCGTTGTCATAAAGTTCACCATTTACAGAATCTTGGAACATGTTGTAAATAACATCTACTTCCTCTGCTGTTGGCTTCTTAGGTAAAAAGTCTTTTAGATCAAATAACCCATTTGTATCAACTGCGGCAAGTTCATTCTCATCTAATGATCTTTCTTTTCTTGCCCACTTACTTGTTGAATAGTCAGCATACTGACCTTTTGTGGTTTTTGTCAATCTAAAGTCTGTACCGTTGACATAATCTGTTGGAATATTTTCCATATCTGGGTCCATTAATGCACCCTTGATAATGTTGAATATTTGAGGTCCAATGATGAATCTTCTGATTGGATTCTCTGGAGTTGTGTCCTCTTGTAGTGGACTATCTACTACATACCCTTGGAAAATATAACTTCTCTTTTTCCAATACTTACGACCCATATCTTCTAATGAAGGATCTTTGAACCAAGGTCTGATTTCGTTATGAACCGGACATTGTTCTCCCCACATTTCCATACAAGGTACTTGTACAGTAGTAGGTTTCATATCTCCACCCTTTATGCCAGGGAACTGTAAACGAATCATTTGTCGTTCAGTCCAAAAGAATGTATTGTTGGGGTCTCCGTCTGGAAGAAATCTCATTGTGGCACTAGTGCCCTCCGAGATGTTCCAAAATGGGTAGATAGCATTATCGCCACCTGTTTGTGAACCGCCTGGTTTAGTATCCATTGCGGCTAGTTTTGCTCTAATTTCAGCCAATGTTGCCATGTTTTTCTCCTTGTTTGCCATGTCGTGTAAACATAAATTCTTACACTTGTTTGCCTATTATAATGCCTTTTGAAGTTGAAGTCAACCTCTTTTTGCCATGTTATGTAATCTAATTTAAAATTTCTTCTAAATTAACTTTACTCTAATATATATCAGATTTAACAGATTTTGTTTAGTTTTTCGGTAAAATCAACAAATTCTACTAAATCTTGGTCTATATTACTTTCTACTTTCTCGTTTACTTTACTGATTAATTTCTTAACCATGTTTACAGTAAATTCGTCAAGTTTCTGATCTTTCAGAATCTTAACTGTTGTGTTGTTGATAAATTCTTTTAAAATCTTATCATCAATGCTTTCACTAATTGTATTTAATTTGTGTGCAATTTCAGATTTTTTATTAGGAAATTCAACAGCATCTTCGTTAATTGCTGGTACACTGAATCTATTATTTTCAATAGAATTTTCAATGTATTCTGCAACTGAACGTTGAATATTAACTAGTCTATTAATGCTAGGAAATGCAGATTGTACAGTATTGTCAACATGCTTTTCTGTGAATAAACTTGATAAATCTTGTTCATCTTCACTTAATGTCAATGTATTCATTGCATCAATTGTATCTACTGCTTTAGCATATGATTTTGCTCCACTTAATTGTTTTAAGTTTTGTCTCATTGTAGATATTGATTCTTTTGCTATTTGTACATACTCGTTGTTTTCTTCATTAACTAAACCTTTTCTGTCTACATATCTAACAAACTGTGATAAGTCTGTAATATTTTCTACCATTTCATTAATGGAATGACCTACTTGGTCAAAAGGATTACCGCCGTTATGTACGTGACGTGCCATTGCTCTGGCACCTGCTAAACTTTTATGAGGTAGTGCAAATCTTTCATCTGCTCGTTGTATAAAGATTTTAGATATTTGTCTGCTTCTAGAACCTCTAACTTCTTCGTTCACAGGTTTAGTGTGTCTTACAACAATTTTTACTGCGTCTAATGGTTGGTAACTTGTTTTGGTGCTACCATACATTTTTCCTAAACTTGCTTCTGTAACTTCTGATTTCACTTTATACTCATCGTGTTTTGGTGTTATATTTTTGCCGTATATTTTATATTTAAAACTGTATAACCCGCTGTGGGCAATTTCTTTTATACCGCTATGTAGTTTATTTATAACATCTTCGTGAACAACTTTTGATCTACTAAACTTGACTTCTTTTTCTTCTGGATCTACTGTGACCATAATATTAGGTTCACTGCTGAAAAATCTTTCTGCTTGATCAACTTCTAATGTATCATTGCCTTGACTGTCTTTTAAAGTCAACTTTAAACCGTGACCTTTAAGAAAATCAAATAATCTACTATTAATTTCTGCCATGTTGTTCATACATATATTTATCAAAAAAACTAATTATAAAACACCAATAGGCATAGGACCACTATAATCGTCATCGTCATTTACACTAGTTTCAATTTCATCATATATTGCATCTTCGTATTGTGCAATATAAGTTATCATTCTAACAGTAACTAATGTAGCCATAACTAAGTCGTCACTGCCTCCAGGTTTTGCCGCAAAAGTTGTACCACGTGCTACAAATTCTTTTAATTCTCTAATTATATTTTTACTGCGTAAAGTGAGTTTACCACTTTCTATAAGACGTTTCATTGCTAAAGCACCTTCCATTTTATTTTTATGATGTGTGTGATATCCTTTTCTACCTTTCTTACCTTGTACTTTATTTGGTTCATGCAAGAATGTACCAGGGAAACTTTCTTCGCCTGTGTCTCTAATAACTACTAATGCCGCTTCACCAATTGCATTATTTTCAACAGTCCAATATATTTCTGTTGCACCGTAACTTTGCAATTCTTTTGCTACTTCTCTTAGTAGTTTAACTTGTCCTTCAATAGGTGTTTTATTATGTTGCCACTCACACACTTGATTCATACTAGGTAAATCATAGCATACTATGGCCGCATTGTCGCCACCTGTTCCGGTACTAGGATCAAGTGTAATTGTATAAATTTTATTTGGATCTATATTCTCGTACCAACGTATTTGGCCACTACGTCTAATTGGTTCTATGCCTTTCATATCTACTAATTTTAATGAGTCAATAAGTGTTTCGTCGTATATGATAAATTCGCATTCGTGTTCACGTCTAAATCTTTCTTCGCCAATTCTACTACGTTCTGCTTTTGCCCAAAGTTCATCTCTGTCTGGATGCTCTTGCCAATTAACACGGAATGCTTTAAATCCATTTGTGCCTACGTCTTGTTCTTCTCCGTATTCGTCTACTTGTTGTATTGCTTGATGCCATATGTTTGCAAATGTATCGTCATCACTGTTAGGTGTACTTGTAACAATACACTTACCGCCTGTACTTAATGTTGGCGATAGTGCTGTCCAAAACTCAGCCGCGATGCGTGGTGGTACGAATGCAAACTCATCTAAGTATACTAATGAAAGTGACATACCCCTACCGGTATTTTCAGTTGTTGTAGCACTAACTATTCTACTACCATTATCAAAACTCAAACTACCTTTGTTGTATTCTGTAACACCTGCTCGTATATGATCAGGCACACTTTCGTATGCATATCTAATACGTTGCATGATCTCTTGGGCACCTGTGTGTTTATGTGCCGCTACAAGTATTGTGCTGTCTGCTACAAACATTGCATACCAAAGTAAGTATGCGGCCGCACATGTCGTTTTACCTGTCTGTCTAGGCAACATGTTGATGCTGTAACGATACTGGGAATAAGTGTGTATTAACCTTTCCTGGAATTCGAAAGGTTCAAATTTTATACCACCTTTTGTAGGATGTTGTATTTTTACAAAATGTTCCATAAAGAATGCTGGACCACTTATTGGGTCCATACAATTTTGTAACTCAACAATCTGTTCTTCAGAAAAGTTTTGCTTTGCAAATGCTCGTTTGGTTAAACTGTAATCCTGCGTTCCTTTAGGCATACAGTTATTTATGTGGGTTTTTGGTTAAGAAAAGTGTTTACAGGCTTTTGTAACGGTTCATTAAGGCGTTTAAAATTTCTTTTTTATCTCCGCCTACTGGATCATATCCCATTCCTTTTGGTTTGAGACTAATTACCATTGGCTTCTTTTCGCCTTCTTCGTCACCGTGTTGATCGCAGTCTTCACATTCACACTCATCACCAGGCTTTCCGCAACCATCACACATATCGTCTGCGTACTCGCCTTGTTTTGGTTCTTCATCGTGATCATGTTCTTCGTGGTCGTGTTCTTCTTCTGAATCTTTGCCTTTTGGTAATGTGATACCTGCAAGTTTTAGAATGTCGTGTAGTTCGTCCATGCTGTCAGCATTAGCACTAACAGTAACAGTATTATCGCCTTGCTTCTTAGTCTTGCTATAAGTTACTGTTTCCTTATCATCGCTTTCGCTTTGTTGTCCATATGGAGAAGACATATAAAATGACTCCATAATGGAAATATAGTTTCTAATTTCGTCTGACATTATTGTACTACCGGTCCTTGATTAATTGGATACTCGTTACCTTGTACACTTGGGTCGTGTGCTAGTCCTACTGC